TTCCATTCATCGATGCAGTCCAAGATAGCGGGGAGCATTGTAAGATGATCGCTGAGTTTGACAAAAAAGGGTTCGCCTTCTTCTTTATTAAGAAAACCCGTTTCTTCAACGGCCTCTATAACCGCAACAGTCTGCGGTAAATATAGATTTTCTTTCAGCGTAATAGTACCGGGCCAGATATCTACCGGTGACTCGATTGGTTCCATATCATTTCCTTAGCTTATGTATAAGCCGCGGTACCCCAGTCCATTGTCGCTGAACCAGCGGCGGGGTAGATCGTGGCGGTATATGTGCCGTCACTGTTGACGGTGTAATCCCGCACCAACACGCCGTTGGTCGCCGAACTGGTGATCCCGAAAGCAGGTTCGCCGGTCTCCCAAACATGCTTAACGCCGTAGTAGACCCCGAAGGTCAAAGGGGTAGTGCCGTTGTTCACGGGTTCTAATACGGTATGGGAGCCGGATAATGCCGCTGCCGCGCCTGAACCGCTGGCGGCCTGGGCTGCCGTGGTATCAAAGGGGCCGGAAATCTGGATCTCCATCGCTGGTTGTCCGGGCAATCCGCCCTTGATAGCGTCCTGCAAGGCGGAAAGGTCAACCATCTCGGCGGTCAAGCCAACACCGTTAATAGAACTGACCGGGATATCCCGTACCGTTCCGGCACTGTCATCGATCTGCACCTTGATGTATTTTCCTGGGGTTCTTCCTGTGTTTGCTGTCATAGTTATAAATCTCCTTTATTGGAACAAACGTCTTACGAAACTGATTACAAATGTCGCTGTCGTGGCTGTGTTGAGGGTCATTTGCCAGCGCAAATATCTTTCTACGGTTGCATCCAGACCTAGTACCACGATGCCGCTTACAGGAGCAACACTGGCATCGATATCCCCGCTGGATACCAGGTCGCTATAGCTAACATCGCTGTCTGTTGATGCGTCCTGTACCTTGAGCGCCACCGTGCCATTGCTGGCTGTGAGGTGATAGACCATAAAACCGCCGTAGGTAGTTTGCGCGCCGTGGTCATAATCCGATGTATCGGTATTCACGGCGGTCTCAGTGCCTAGAGGGTGCAGCAGCCTACCCCACGCCTTATTGAAACGCAGGTTGGTGGCGCTGGCCGAGGGTTCAAAGGGGATCGTGGCCGAGACCATGCCCTCACCGCTGGATATATAATCCTTCTGCCAGAATTCGCCGTTGAAGGTTGGATCTCCGGCAGCAGGCGCATCTACATCACCGATAGCAATGGTGACCACGCGTTCATCCCTGGTACTTAATACGGTATGTGCGCCGCTGGTAGCGGTATTATCCAGGTTCACATTCAACGTCCCGATGCTGTGGATAGATTGGCCGGGCAGAAATCCGATGATCCCATCCGTGAAAGCGGTATTACCTACCGGTTCACTACCCTCTACAAGCGGGCCGATATCGAAACCGTAGCCGCTCATATCATAGGCATCTACATAAACACGCCAGTTCTTTTTATGAGTTCTCGCCATCTTCCACCTTCTTTTTTACCGGGGCGCTTTTGGGGGTTGGCTTCTCTGCAAGGTAGCCCTCGGCGATGCCTTTCTTGATCTCTTTATCGGACAACCCTTCAATGAATTCACCAGGCCAATATACACGCCCATTGATCTCTACTTTTTGTATCGCTCTAATCTTCATATTCAAGTATCCTTACTGAAATATCAGTTCCAAAAAACTCTGTTTCTGTTGGATCTGTCACGATCCCAAATGCGCCAACGCCTTCAAGTTCCATATCGATACATCCGGTAATGGCATGGTTTGCGATGATTGCATCACAGATCAGCATGGTCGTATCTACCAATCCTTGAAAGATTTCAGATAAACCGCGCTCAGCGCCAACCGGTAAATAGAAAAACCGGTAGACCAGGGTATAAGAGACGTTGGTCTTTTGCTTGCTTATATCCATTCGTTCTACTACCGGGTCACGAAAGAATTCAGGAGCAAGCATAAGCGTCCCGCTTTCTCTTACTATTACTTCATCTAACATCTCATCAACATCTTTGATGGTCACGCCTGAAACGCTCAGGGCGGCGATGCTGTTGGTTACAGTCGATACAGATAATCCCATTACAACCTCTGCTTATAAGATTGGAGCGCCTGATAGGCTGAGTTAGGAATATCAACAGCCGAAACAATAACGCCATAAGATGTAACTCTTTCGGTGGTTTCCATGTTCTTTCCCATACGCCGGTTATATGAACTCTTCACTATCTCTTTACAAGCCTGCTTTATATTTTCCGGGACAGATGCGGCATAACTCTCTGTGCCTGCCACAGTAATACATTTCTCATAGCTTCCCGCAGTTGTCGGCAGCCACAAGGTCGTTGCCGTATCCAACAGCTTCACGCCATAATAAGGCGGGCCATCATAGGGCAGTAGATTGTATTGGCTGCTGGCAATTGCATTGCCGTCCCCGTTGGTGATGCTGGAAACGGCGGTCAACCACTTCCCAAATTTCAAAGTCCTGGACTGTGGATAATCATAATAAAGCGTCACTGATGCGGTATAGAACTTCAATCCTGTGATTTGATCTATCCTTCTACTGGCGGCTTCAATAAACCGCTCAATGAGAGCGTCATCGTTGGCATCGGTGCTGTCTATCTTGGCATATTCCAGATATTCGGCAAGGGTAATATACCCATTCGTTACTGCCATGTGTCATCCTTTTCGTAGCCCAGACGCACCAACCAACCGTTATCATGCGCCTTGAAAGCCTCGGTCACTTTAGGGGTGAACTCCTCTTTCCAGTTGCCGATGCGTCCAGTCCTGAAGGTCGGGGATATCTCCGGGTTGACGTTCATCTCTGTCAGGATGCCCTGTACCGCATACTGCCGGATACCAGAGCGGTTATCCAGAAAGCCATCGATGCCTGAATCCCTCAGCGCCACATCGTAGACATAATCAAAGAACTGGTTAGCGGCCAGGGAGCGGTTATTAATCATCCGTTCAAACGGCATACATAAAGCCCAATCACAGTCCAGCCAACCGGCAAAGGTCTCCCAGCGTTCAAAGAGGCCATCGATATTCTCATCGCCTTCGATTACGTGCAGCAGGATCTCTTCTGCGCTCATCTTGCGGTAATACTCCTTGCGGGGAAAGAACTGATCCTCGCTGGGGCTGATCATGTGGTGTGCCTGGCTGACTGCTACATCCCGAAGATCCCGGTAAACGAACACGATACCGATTCTGAGGACTTCAGCCATCAAGAACTCGATAGATTTCAGGTATCCGGTATGCCCCTTGATGAACTGGCCGGGTCGCAGCTTGGCAAGTTGAAACGGAAGTTTCTCCAATCTGTGCCGGTCAATCGTCCAGGCATTCGTACCCAACCAGTTCTTAGCGGGGTTGTTCTGCTGAAGAAGCGCCAGCGCCATCCTGTCGGCCAGGTGTAACCCGGACTTGGGGAAGCCGCACAGATACAGCTTGGGCGGCTTCAAGGCGGTAGCTGCTCTTACCAGGACTTGTGTGTTATCAAGGATCAAGTTCAATCCTCAATAACGTATAGTTTCACCGAACCCGATTTGGTGTCCCCGCCTTGCGCAGTCGTTGCCGTTACCGTTCCGGCTATGATGGGAAGGTCAAAGGCGATGCGGGTACCATCCAGGGTCAAGCCTGTTCCTGTATTACCATGTACCTGCTCACGGGGATAATAGGTGGCATTAGCAGCTAAGTTTGTTAGGGTTAAAAGGGTTTTGGTTACACCCGCCTCGGATGATTTATAAGTCAGAGTGACATCTACGGCCCCGGATGCCAATGTGCCAAGTTCAAAATCAACAGCATATAATCTGCCGATAATAGGACTTTCAGTGGTGTCTGTACTGGTTCCGCCCGCGGCGGTTGTGATTAAAATGACATATTCATTCATAATTACTCCTCTTCCACTTCTTGAAATCTACCGGTATAAACATGCCTGACCCCATCAAATACCTTTGCCCCAAGGGGCGGGGTTTCGTCTTGACAGGTTGGGCATGTTTTTGTCCCTGGTTGGGACGGGGAATCACCCCAAGGTAATATCCCCGTCCCGCCACATGAGGGACAAATCTCGTAAAAACGATACTTGTCTACCATCACTATTTCACCAATTCTGATTATGCACTTTTGCCATAACCAGAGGCAACCAATACTCCGGCCATATAGTAATCAACTTCGATAACTTCTCCGGCCTTAGCAACTGGTGCGCCCGCCACCAAATGCGGGCCAACATCTCGTAAAATCTCTATGAGACGCGGGTATTTTTCTTTTTCATCAGCCATGATTATTCTCCTGTTGAGTCAAGCAGCGCGCCGTTACCATAGCATCCATTGGCAGAGCGGCAGCTCTGAACTGGATCTGTTGCAGTAATGAAACAATCCACTAAATCAAGAATCCCAGAATTGTCATCAATACCAATCGCCATAGTTTGACCAGCGCCTACAAGGATACAACTCTCAACGATGGATGATGGGCCTACCAGGTTGGTGCTGATCTCAATACCTGCGGTATCGATTTGTGTAAACCGACAATTCCGTATCAGGTTATGAGAAAAAGAGTCGTTAGCATCTGCGTAGTTAACATCAATACCCTTGTCAAGGCAGTCAAATTCACAATCAATGAACTTGTTGCCAACAGCATCTTTTGTCACAAAACCAACAGCGGTAGCTGTTTCAGCAGGGCCGGAAAAACGACATTTGTAAAACAGGTTGTTATTACAAATATCAGCATCAAAGGCAGCCACCGAAGCAAGCGCCTCAAAGGTAATGTTGTAGAACGCAGTATTGATCACAGCGCCGCAGTCAACGGGAACGCCCGTAGCAGGCTTGATTTTCACGCCTTGCTGCGCATCCCGTAAGTCATGACCATAGCCGATCACAGTACAACCATAGGGTAATGAAGTCAGGTTTTCGGCATACGTACCGGGGGCAATGATCATAACATCGTGTCGCGCCCACGGACTATCGGCCCAGTCAATTCTTGCATTCATAACCGCCCTGGCCGCCGAGATAGTTGCAAATGGGTTATCTTTAGAAAGCCCATCATTGGAATCGCTGCCGCGGTTGACATCCACATAGTAGATATTGCTCTCAACATCCAGCGGATAACCTAAAGACAGTAAACCATCTTTCAAATCGCTCAGAGTAGCAACACCACTTTTTAAGTTTAACATTTCAGGCATTATATTACTCCTTCACTAAACAGCGAGATTGTAGGTGATTGCGCTGGCTTCGGTGTCGCGCTGTGCTAGTCCAAGCCGCATTAAGCAGACGATCTGGTTAGCATCAGACTCAGGAAAACGAGAGATTTCCATTGTCATCCGGCGGCGATAAGCAAGCGTCCATTGGTCCCAACGCACGGCCAGGATCGAGCCGGTGGTGTTGTTGGTTGTGGTGTCCTGGTCGATCTTGCCGCTGGTGTTGGCTTTGCGCACCGATGATTTGTAGTGCATGTTGTAGGATGTGAATACCGGATATCCCCAGATACCATTCAATGCACCGTTCTCAACTGTCGGATTGCTGAAAACGTCACGAGTCTTTACCGTGGCAATAGCCAGAGATTTCCAGCGCACGTTAGCGTCTTGAATGAAAGCAACCTTAGAAACATCTGCACCATTCATCCCGCCGGTACCCATCAGTTTGACGGTTTCCAGGAAATCGTTTTCGTCCAAGGTGCCACCGGCACGGCTGTTAGCCGTGGTGGTCACTAAGCAGGATTTACGGAAACCGTTGAACAGCAAGAACAGGTCGGTAGCAGCGGGGGAGCCAGCGATATCATTGATATTGGTGCTGGCTGTGGTGGCGGTGTCGCCATCGATGATCGCATATTCGAGTTGTTCTGCGCCTGCCTTTACAAGCTGTGAACGCAGTTGGGAAACAAAGGGGATCAAGGAATCTTCCTCTAATTCCCCGGACCATACGGTGCGAGCGCCCATCTTGGCGAGGGTGATCGATTTGTTCCCGGTACCCGCTTGGGATGCGGTAACGCTTGCAGTCGGCCTGCCGCTGGTAGCATCCAGGTCGGCTTTTTCAGCGACTTTGTAAAAGGTCGGGTCACCACTTTCCAGCGGGATGGTCATGCTTTCATGTCCGGGCGGCATTTCAAACTTCGGGAGTTTTTCTGCAACAAAAGTACCCATGCGGATTTTCTCCCAGAGCTGGTTCGAGTATGCCACACCAACCCATTCGTCACCATAGCTGGTCAGGTCTGCGTGCATGATCTCATCAGATTTGATACCAGCATACTTCATAGCGAAGCGGGCTTGCTCAAATTCTGGTGATTTGTCCTCTGCCAGTTTGACACCCAGGGCTTTCAAGGCATTTTCAGAAGCACCATTCCTCGATTCGCCTTTGCGCTTGGCAGCATCCAGGATGCCGATCATTACGGCTTGATCACCTGGGGAGAGGCCATCATATTTCCAAAGCTCGGTGTACTTTGCCGCATAGGGCGCTTCGTTGGAAACTTCCCTGGGGCGCCGCGCTTTGACAGCTTCCTCTTCCAGTTCTTTTTCTTTGGCCTCGAATTCGGCTTTGAGTTCGTCTTCTCTGGCCTTTACTGCGGCATCGATCTCAGCCTGGCGATCAGCCTCGGCCTTGAGTTCTGCCTCTTTCTTGGCGTAACCATCGGCAATTGCCTTGTCGATGTCGGCCTGTGTAAGTTCTTTCTCAGTCATCTTTTTACTCCGTTTATAGTTGATATTTTTTGTAGGGTCATCCGCTTCTGCCGCCGTGTCTCTTACACTGGCCTCTGGTTCTACTTCTAACCCATCAGGCAGGGAAATCCCCGCCGTCTTATACGTTGATTTCAATACAGGCAGTGCCACAGCGTAAGCATTGGCTGGCTGCCTGCCATTGGCTAAGTCCATTAAGGAAAGTTCTGCTACCGGCCATTCCCGGATATGCCCACCGCTCTCCACCCTGATCAGGTGGGGCAATGAGCCAGAGCTGGCCCGTGCTATGCCTTGCTTGGCGGCTTCCCAGATACGCTTCGCATACTCTGAAGCCTTATCCAATATGACCCGGTACCACCAGCCATCGGAGCGTTTCTCAATGACCTCAGCAGTACCGATATATTCCGGTGTCCCCTGCGGGGTGTTGTCATCCTCGTAGCCGTGATAATAAACAGCGGGTATCCTCAGATATTTTTCTGCATGGATGTTGGTATTCTCATCGAAGTATTCACCATGTGCATCCTTGCCGCCTCTAGGACCATAGAACGGAACTCCTAGAACTTCGAGTTCCATATCTCCCAAGGCTTTTACCCAGATGATACCTTTAGCATCCTCCACATTGGCATACAACGCCGCCATGAGCTTCTCGGCTTCTTCTTTAGTAGGATAGCATTTCACGGTTTCCCCACCCTCTTTGATTACGCAGTACTCGCCTTCTCTTTCTTCAATTTCGTAGGGCATACTTTTTCCTTAACAAAAAAGCGGGCGCATCTCTCGACACGCCCGCCGCTGAAAACGGACAACTACTCAGCTTAATTTGATTTCAACTAATTATATAGTAGTACCTTCTTTATTGTCAACTGAAGTATCTATTGTTACCTCTGCAAGTAAAACATCTGATTTCTCATAGAACTCAAGTTTTGTTAATAATTCCTGAATTATCTTTATACATTCAGGTATGGTAATTGCCCAAACTTCGAATTCTTGATAATGTTCAATCTCATCTCTTATCAATCTTTTGTATTCGTCCATCTCTCTAACCTTCTCTATAATCTTTGTAGACAGGAATAGTAATCTCTTCCATTTCTCCTCGTTTAGGCAATGGACAATTTTCTGGCAGCTCCCCATTTGGAGAGAGGATAAACTTGGAACTTCTACAATAAAATGTAGTTCCTTCTTCTATCTTCGCAACCCCGCGATAAGGACACATTCTACAGTCTGCGATTGTTAGATATAAAGTTCTATAATTAT